CGCTGACCGTCCGCATGGGTGGCCCTTCCGCGCTTCGCGATGACGCCGGCGCCGTCCGCGCGCTCGACGCTGCGGCCCGCGAATACGTTGGCTATAGCTTCGCCGAAGTCGGCGCGGTGCTGCTCAACGAACGTCGCATGCCGACCGCTGGCGCGCAGCGTGAGGACGTGTTGCGCCGTGCGATGACGACTTCCGATCTCCCGGTGATCTTCGAGTCGACCGTCAACCGCGTGCTTCTCTCGCGCTATCAGGTTGCACAGCCGACCTACCGGCAGATTTCGGCACAGCGCACGTTCCGCGATTTCCGTCCGCATGAAATGCTGCGCATCGGCGATTTCCCGACCTTGCAGCCGGTTACTCAGTCCGGCGAAATCAAGTTCGGTTCGTTCGGTGACAGCAAGGAAGTCGTCGCCGTCGCGCCGTACGCCGTGCAGTTTGCGATTTCGCGTCGCATCCTGATCGACGATAACGTTGGTGCGATCGATCAGATGCTCGGCTCCTACGGTGACACCGTGGCGCGGTTCGAGGAAACCACCATCTACGCCATGAAGGCGATCAACGGCGGCAATGGCCCGACGCTGAATGACGGCAATGTCGCCGTGTTCAACGCCGCGCACAACAACCTCGCCGGCGCCGGCGCCGCGATCTCGGCCACCGCGCTCGGCCTCGGCCGCGCCGCGATGCGTAAACAGGTGAACCAGTCCAAGGCGCTGCTCAACTTGCAGGCCCGCATTCTGGCGGTTGGCCCCGACAAGGAAACCGAGGCCGACATGGCGGTTGCGGTGATCACTCCGACCGAAGCCGAGAACGTCAACCCGTTCGCCGGCAAGCTGCGAACGCTCGTGATGCCCGTCGCCGGCAACGCGTGGGAAATGTACGCCGATCCGGCCGTCGCGCCGTGCTTCGTGTGGGGCATGCTCGACGGTTACAATGCGCCGCGTTTGCGCATCGAAAATCCGTTCGGCGTGCAGGGCGTCGGCATTTCGCTGGAACATGATTTCGGCTGCGGTGCGATGGACTTCCGAGGCGGCTACCGCAACCCCGGCAACTAACGCCGGGCTGATCGGTTCGCAATGAGGCGGGCGGCAATCCAGCCGCTCGCCTTTTTCGTTTCCAGCTTTCAATGAGGTTTCAAGATGTCTAACAACAAGGTGCAAGTCGGTAATATCATCGACATTGCGGCCCCGGCCGGCGGCGTCGTTTCCGGCGTTCCGGTGCAGATCGGTTCGTTTTTCGGCGTTCCGGTCGAGAGTGCTGCGGCCGGCGTCCATTTCGGACTCGAAGTTCGCGGCGCGTTTTCCAACCTTCCCAAGACGACTGGCGCGGCTTGGACGGATGGCATCGCGCTCTATTTCGATCCCGCAACGGGCATGCTGACGACTGTCGCAGGCTCGCTGAAAAAGGTTGCGATCGGGTTCGCTGCGCTGTCGGCCGATGCCGTCGGCTCCGCTCTGCTCGTTCCGACCGTCTAACCGACACCCGAGGAAATCATGGCGTCACCGTTCGCGCGTGCCGTTGCCGCTGCGGCGGTGACGCATGATAGAATTCAGGGTGAGACTTTCGAGTTTCGTCCGCAGAAATACCAAAGCGATCGCAATGCGCCGCGCATTGTCGATCCCAATCGCTCGATCGTTTCGGGCGTGCTTGCCGTCTATGGTGACGGTGCGGCAAGGGCAGGGTCCGGCCCGTTCCATCAAGTCGGCGTGCAGCCGGTGCGGGCCGATCATTCATCGTCGCGACCGTTCATTTCGCTCGATCTCACGCGCTTGCCCTATCGGCCGGTGCAGGGCGATCTCGTGTTTCGCGATCTCGACTCAACGCTGTATCGGATTTTCGAGGTGTTGCCATCATCACCCGGCTTTGTCCGCATCAGCCTCAACATCGGGAATTGACGCATGCTCGCGCGGGCTTTTCTGCGGCTATGCGCGCTTGAAGCGCTGCGGCCGAGTGCCTTGCTTGGCACAACCAACCCGGTATGGCCGACACTCGCCGGCCCGTATGTCTCGGACTCGGCCATCGATCCGATCGATGATGTCGAGCCGGGCGCCCGGCGGCCGTTGATCGCGGTCTATACCGAGCGCGGCCATCTGTCGAAAATCGCGCAGGCCGGCCCGTCATTCTACAAGGGCATGGTCGATCTCGTGTTTGAGATTTCCGTAGTCGGAAAATTCGCGACCGATGGCGGTGAGCCGATCATCGACTTTGCCGAAACCGACGCCGAAACCGAGGCGCAACTCGACGCGCTTGAGGATCAAATCTCGTGGTGTCTGCACTTTTCGCCGAGCGGCAAGCTGTTTAGGCAAATGGGCAAGCTTCCATTCGACGAGTGGAATTCCGAGCCGCACCGTTCGGGCGAGGAAGCGATCAAACTCGCAAAGCGCACGATCCGCGCACAGATTTGCGTCAAGGAAGTTTGCTACGTCGCCGACGTTGCAACAGCGCCGGCCGATCTCGATCGGCTTCCGCCTGGACTAAAGGCTGTCGCCGATCAATTGGCTGGATCGAGCTATCTAGCAACGCTCGCGCTCGGCCTTGCCCGCACCGCGTCGGTGATGCCGCCGCGCGTCGATCTCAAATCGGTCGCGGCTTCAATGCCGCCGCAACCCGGCGTCGCCGGCACTGCGCCGGTTTCCGCTTCGTTCAATCTTCAAGGTGAGGACACATGAATTTGTTTTTAAAGCCGGCGCTCGACGCGTCCGGCAAGCCGATGCTCGTGCGCGATCCCGCCACGATGCAGCCGCTCGCCGCCGAGGGCGAATGGAAAACGAATGCGCCGTTTTGGATCAGGCGCATGCGTGACAAGGAAGTGATCGACGAAACGCGATCGCAGTCAACGCCGGCGCTGTCCGCGCCCGTTGCACCGGCTCCGATCGCGGCGGCCGATCCCGCTCCGATCGCGCCGGCCGAACCGGCCGCCGAGACGCTGCCGGACAATCCGACCAAGCCCTAACCGGCTCGATCCCCTTTCAACCCTGCTTTTGAAACCCGCCGGCGCCACGCGCACGGCGATCATGGAGTCATGCCCGAATGTCTGTCGCATTCAACAATATCCCGAGTAACGAATTGGTGCCGTTCTTCTATGCCGAGATCAACTCGGGCGGTACGCCGTATCAGAACAGCCCGCGCGTTCTTTTGATCGGTCAGAAAACCGCCGCCGGCGTTGCCGCCGCTGCGGCTGTCTATGGCCCGATCCAAAATCAGGCCGAGGCCGATGCCAAGTTCGGCGTCGGGTCGATGCTGTCGGCGATGTATGCCATCGCGCGCATCAACGCGCCGTTCCAGCCGATTTGGGCGCTGCCGCTCGCCGATCCCGCCGGTGCCGCCGCCGCCGGTTCGCACACGTACACCGCGCCCGCCGTCACTGGCGCCGCGATCCTTTGGGCGCTCGGCCGGCGCTTGGTGTTTCAGGTCAACGCGGCCGACACTGCCGCGCAGGTGGCTACCAAGGCCGCCGCGACGATCAACGGGGCCAATCTGCCGATCGTCGCCGCCGTCGATGGCACCACGCCCGCCAAGATCAACGTCACCGCTCGCCACGTCGGCGCGCTCGGCAACGGCCTCGAAATCACGTATGCGACCGACGAGTCGAACGTGCTCAACTCGACTAACGTCACCGTGGTTGCGATGACCGGCGGCAACGGCGTTCCCGATCTTGCGACGCCGCTCGCTTCGCTGGGCGATCAGGAATATGACTTCCTTTGCGGGCCATATTCCGACGCAACGTCGCTCAACTCGGTGCGCGACTTCCTGAATGACACCGCCGGCCGTTGGTCGCCCATTCAACAGTTGTATGGGCATTACTTTACCACGATGTTCGGCACCCTCTCGACGCTGGTAACGTTCGGCAACACCCGCAACGATCAGCATGTGACGGTTGTCGGTTCGCAGGTGTCGCCAACCCCGCCTTGGGAATGGGCGGCTGCGGAAGGCGCGTTGTCGAGCCTGCATCTGAGCAACGCCCCCGAGGTGTCGCGCCCGCTGCAAACGCTCGTGCTCGGCGGCGTGTTGCCCCCGCGCGATCGCTCGGTGTGGTGGGATATCCCCGACCGGCAGGCGCTCTACGCCGACGGCATCGGCGGTTGCAAGGTGCGCGTCGATGGCTTGGTCGCTATCGATCGTTTCGTCACTACCTATCAGACGGCGAGCGGCGGCGTTGCGGATGCGACCTTCCGCGATGTCGAAACCATGTTCCAGATGATGTTCCTCGTGCGCTACTTCCGCACGGCCGTCTCGGATGTGCATTCTCGGCAGGCGTTGGCGGATGAAAATCCGTTCAACCTGTCGCAGATCGCGACGCCCAAATCGATCCGTAACACGCTGGTTCATGCGTACAACGATCTCGTCGCGCTCGGCGTTGCCGAAAACGCCGACATCTTCGCGCAGTATGTTGTCGTCGAGCGCAATGCGCTGGATGCCAACCGCGTCGATGCGTATCTGCCGGTCGATACCGTCAATCAGTTGCGTGTGTTCGCGGGCAACTTCACGACTTTCCTGCAATACACCACGCCGTCGGGCGACGTGGCGGTCAACGTCTAACCGAAACCATCACGCGCGAAAGCCAAGGGGCGGCCGGCAACATCGCCGGCCGCCGCTCAAGGGCGCGCATCACAGTCAACATCAAGTTTGGAGCTAAGACAAAATGGCAGATGATTGCTGCAATAGTTTCGGCGGTCGCATTTCGATCACCGTTGACGGCGCCGCGATGACGCCGAGCGAGGCTGACATCACGCTCGATCCGACCAATATCACGGTGACGGGCGGCGCGAACGGCGACGGTTCGTCTTTCTACACGGCAAAGCCGAAGCTGTACGGGGCTGATGTCAAATTCCGCAATGGC